AGTTGGGCCTCGGGCATCTTGTCGATACATTCGGAGAGATCCCCGTACCGGGCGCGGCCGACTATCAGCGCTGGTTTAAGGGTGCTGGGGTCGATCCTGGTTACATGCCTCAGAGCGCAGCAGGCCGGTACGCGCACGAGATCGCCGCCTTCGCCCCGGCCGCGCTGGCGACGATCCCGTTCGGCGGCGCGGGCATGGCGGCGCGGGTTCTGCCCCGGCTCGGCGAGACGATCGCCCCTGCGGTTGGTTCAGAGACGCTCGGGCATGCGACGCAGGGCACCGGGTTAGAGCCGTGGGCGCGCATGGCTGGGGCAGGCCTCGGAGGTTTCGGGCAGCTTGCCGCGAGGGAGGGCGCCAGTGCGGCTGGCAATTGGATGGCGCCTGCGCGTGCGGGCAATCAGGAGGATCTGGCCGCTGCTCAATTCCAGGCCCAGACCCAAGACCCGGCCGCCGCTTTGGCCAAGCTTCGCGCGGCGCAGGCGCAAAGACAACCGGGGATGGCGACGGGCGAAACCGTCCCAGGCTCCCAGCCGACGACGGCGCAAATTACTGGCGACCTCAGACAAGTCGGGGCGGAACGCGCCGCCCAGATCGCCGATCCCGAGGGCCACGCGGCGCGGATGACCCAGCAGCGCGCGGCTCAGTCGCAGGCGCTCCAGGGCGTCCAGCCGACAGGCGCACCAGAGACTGTCGCCGATATGATCACCAAGCGGCTGCAAGATATCGATGCGAAGCACGAGATGGATGTCGGGCTGCGCCAGCAGGAGCATGAACTGGCGACGCAGCGCTTGACCGAACAGGCGCAAACTGCGGCAGGCCGGGTCGCGCGGAGGGGCGAACCAGAAGCGCTGGGCGAGGCCGCGCGCAAGCCGCTCGCCGAGTCGATGGCGAAGGCGAAGGAGAGAGAGCAGAGGCTCTGGCAGGCGATTCAGGCGGACAAGATCGGGATCTGGACGAATCAGGTCGCCGCCCGCGCGCGGGATGTCGGCCGAAAGATGGGGCTGCAAAAGCCGATGAGCGGCGAGGAGCGCGCGATCTTCGACGCCGCAGGCAGTCTCCCTCGCTGGACGAAGCTCTCCGATGTCACCGATCTGTCCTCGCGGATCAAGGCGGAGATGCGCAACGAGCGCTTCACCAACGGCAACACCCCGGCGCTCAAGCGCATGACCCAACTCAACAAGACGATGGAGAATGTGATCAAGAACGCCGCCACCCGGCAGAGCGCCAAGGAAGCGCAGACGACGATGGAGGGCCTGCGGCGGATGAGCCCCGAGGATCAGGCCCAGATGCAGGAGGCGCGGGCTGCGACCAGAGCGCGCGGCGATATCGAGCGCGGCCCCGCCGGGGCGATCGTTCGCAAGGGGCCGACCTCCGATTCCTATCGTACGATCGCCTCTCAGGTGCCGGGCAAGGTCTTCGCCTCTGGCCCGACCGGCTATCAGAAGCTCAAGGCCTACACCGAGGCTCTCGGCAAACCGTATCTCGATCCGGTCCACGACATCGTTTCCGATTCGCTGGCGCGCGAGGCGACCACCGACGGAATGGTGGACGCTGGCAAGCTCCAGCGCTGGCAGGCGAAGTACAGTGATGCCCTACGCGCCCTGCCCGACGACATTCGCCAGAAATTCGTCAGCGGGCCGAATGAGGCCAACGAGGCGCTCGCGGAGGGGGCGGCGGCGCGCCGCGAAGCCCTGATCGCCCATAGCAAGCTCGATGTCGCCAAGGAGATGGGCAAGCAGGCCCCAGAGGCCGCAGCGATGCGGGCCGACCCGGCCATCAAGAGCCTTGAGGGCCTCACCAATCCGAGGGACGTGCAGAAGACGATCAGCGGCCTGTTTGAGCGCAAGGATGCAGTCGATACGATCTCGCGCCTCGCGAGGACCGTCTCTGGCAACCCGGTCGCGGCCGAAGGGCTCAAGCGCGCGGTGCTCGACCATGTCATCGAGAAAGTCACCAGCATGACCGAGGCAGGGACGACCGGCGTCAAAGCGCTGAAGCCGGGCATGACCCAAGCGTACATCAGGAACAACCGAGCGGCGCTCAAGGCGGCGGGCTTAAGCGACCAGCAGCTTGGCGCCCTCGACAGCATTGGCGCCGACATCGAGCGCCAGCAACGCTTCTACGCGACCAAGGCGGCGGGCCAGTCGAACACGCCGCAAGACCTGTTCAAGCATCTGAAGGAGGCGGCCGAGTCACCTCACAATATGGGCCTCCTTGGCAAGATAATCGGCGTGCGGGAAGCCATCGAGGCGTCGCACAAGATGGGCATTCCGCATGCTCTGGCGATCCCGGCTGGCCTCGCCACTTGGGCGGGAAGCCATTTTGTCGGTAAGGCGCGCACCGCTGGACTCAAAAACATCGCCGACATCATTCACGACGCCGTAATGAACCCCGACCGGGCCGAGCAACTACTCAGTCGTACGCCCAACATAGCGGATCGCGGATCGCAAGCTGCGCTTGCAAACTCGTGGCGACGGCAAGCCATGTATGCTGGACTTGCTGGCGAGCGCTCGGCGGTCTTACGGACGCATCAGTAGCGCTGATCCGGCGACCAGCAGCACGAGTGTTCCGGCGCTAATCCCGACAACTTTCCACGCGGTTGACGGGATCGCTAACGCCAACGCAATCACGACCCAAACGAGCAAAAGGACGACACCAATAATCGGGTGCGCCAAAAACCCGGCGATGACGATGACGATACCGACGAAGTTGACCACTGAACGATATGCGCCGCCGGATATGTGATCCAGAATCAGCAGCAGCAGTAAGTCGTCCATCTAGCCCGTCTCCTCCACCAGCGTCTGCGACCACTTCGCGGTGACCATCGCCCCGTTCAACTGCTTCCAGGCGTTGTCCAACGCTGTCCAAGCGTCCTTCGGGCGCTTCGCGTTCATCGCGTCCATCGCGTCGAGGAGGAGATCGTTCACCTCCCGGATGCGATCGGCGACCTGTTCCACCGCCTTCTGGTAGCTCTTCTGCTGCGGGGTCACGTCTTCGCCTCGTCGGCCTTCGCCGCGATCTCCCGCCAGCGCGCCTCCATCGCGTCGGTCAGCATGGCGAGTTCGTCGCTGGTCAACAGGTCGAGAAACTCATCGAGAGCGCGATTGCCCTTCGCCGCCGCCGCGTCGCCAAGCTCCTGGAACCGCTCCTGCGCGGAAGGCTTCTTCGCCTTGGCCGCGCGCGAGGAAACGGGAGCCGCTGGGCTGGGGGGCGTAACAGCGGCTCCCGCCCCACCCGACGCCGCTGCGCTGGCGTCGGCGTTCTTGATCTCACCGGTCTGCGGATCGATGTTGGAGAGCGCCCGGAGCTTGTCCTCCGTTGTTTCGGGCTTTGGCCCCAGATCCCGCTCCTCGGGGAAGAGTTGGTCGAGCGTCGCCTCGCCGGTCTTGAGGGCCGAGCGCATGCCGCCAAGATCGACAAGATGGTCTAGCGTGATGTCATCCAGATGGTTAATTTCCAGCGCCTTGAGTATGCGCTCGGTGGTGACGCCTATCTTGTTGAACTGCGCAATCGCGTTGTCGCGCCGATCGACCAGTGTCTTCTGGTCGCCTTTGATGACGGCCTCAACCGCTTCCTGCGCCCTACGCCAGACGGTCTTGGGGATCGCGCCGAGGATTGCGTTGCGCCGAGCGACGGAGATCGCCGCCGAGCCCGCCAACTGGATCATGTCGGGATCGACAGCCTTGCGGCCCTTCTTCAGTTCGATCCGGCGCCGCGCGCGAGCGACATAGCCGACGTTGCTCTCCAGATCGTGGACGAGCGCCTCGGCTTCGACATAGCGCTCAATGCGGTCCTCGTGGGTGACACGGGCGGCGCAGCGGACGTTGCCCCAGGCGCTCAACACGATCTCAGCAAACCTGATCGACGGTCCCCTGATCTGCTTACCTCCACGCGGCACTGAATAGATGCACTCCTCGGCCATCGCATCGTCCATGGTCGCGAGCGAAATCATCCTGTCCCGCGCCCTGGCGGGCGAGCGCGGCCAGTTGTGGGCGGTCGCGATCTGCTGGTCGATCTCGGCTTTGGTCAGCGTCGCCGCCAAGCTCATCGGCATAAGCGGGTTCTCGACCTCTGGCTCTGGCGCGGGGCCGGTGATGAGGGGCGTCTCTTCGTTCTGGTAGTCGCGTGTATCGGTCATTTTTTGGTTCCTTTCGGCCGTAGATCGAAGTCACTCATCGGAACGTCGTAGGCATGGGCGATGAACCACATTGCCAGACCGGCCCGCAGCACCGCCTGCATCGTTATCCGCTGATCAAATGCCGCACGCCGCAGCGCCTCGTGAACCGTGTCCTTGATTAGGAACACCACCTCACGCATCCGCTCCCGGTCACGCCTATCGAGCGTCAAGCCAACCTCGCTCATCGCCTCGTCGCGCGCTACTTTCAGAGTTTGGATAATGCGGTGGTGCTCAATTTCGGTTTGCGCCAACTCAAGCTCAGCTTGCCTCTTCTCTTTCTGAGCGTTCTGAGCCTGCTCCTTCTTCTCGGCGTCCTCCGCCTCCCAACGCGCATTGCGCTTGGCGAGCGCTTCCTTTTCTCTCTGCCCTGCGGGCGAGGCTTCCCACAGTTCGCGCTGTAGCCGCTCATGCGCAGCCGCGATCGAATAGGTGGAGTGATAGTCGCCAGCGTGCTCTTCAAAGAAGTCAGACGGCAAGGCGGCGACCCTCAACGCCTCCCGCATGACTGTGTCAGACATCGTGGTCGCTGCCTCGACCCCGGCGAAGGCTGCTCTGATCTTGCGGTACTGCGCAACCAGTGTGTCGCAATCCGACACGTCGATTTGGCGAAACAATTCGCCAATTCTACGCCAAGCTCTGAGCTTCACCTCAAGGAACTTGCGGTAGCTCTCGTCATCCTTCAGTTGCTTGAAATAGGCCGCTATCGCCGCCGCTTGGTCAGCAATGCCCCGGCAATCGTCAATAGCGTGGCAATCACTGATGGCGTCGCGCATCCGGTCATACAAGCCTACCGAGCGCGGGTCGGATTTGATGAGTTCATTCATCGCTTTCTCGCTAGATGCTCTTCGACCTCGGCGCGCGTCTCATCAGCCACACCGAACTGCGTTTCCTCGTTGGCCACATCCATCGCGCACTGCTGGCACATGAGGCGCGTGATCGGCGGCGCTCGCAGCGACACCCACACCTGAGAGCCGCACGTTTGACAGCGATCCACGCGGCTCGGTATGGGCGTCGCCGCCATGTCGGCCACCCTCACGCACATCAGCACCTCGATCATGTTTCGTCCTTCCAGATCATCAGTCCGGGAAGCTCGCGTAACCCCAGCAGGATGCCCATCTTGATCGCGTCATCGACGGCGCTCGCCCGAAACCACGGCTTGAGCCGCTGAAACGGCAACGCCTCGTAGTCGGTGATCCGATAGAGCCAGTTGGCCGGTTCCGAATCTTCGGCGACTTCCGGTTTTTTCTCCAGGTGCGGGCGGTAATACCCAATGACCCGGCGCAAGCGCTTGGACAGCGGGGTGAAGAAATAGTTGGCGTGGTTCCCGCCCCGGCTCTTGCGCCACTCGTGGCTGACGCGCACCAGCGCGGCCTCGGCCGCCTCCAGGATGGCCGGGGCATTCTTCCTTGGCTCGTGGCGCGCGGCGGTGGCGCGCTCGGCCACGGCCTCGATGTCGAGAAGAAGCTCACTGTGCTTCTCCCGCAGAGCGATTTGACTGGGGTGGTTTGCTTTGTCGAGCATCGAGTCGCTTCAGCCATGCGCCCAGAAAATCAACGAGGCATTCGATTTGCCGCCGGTTTAGTACGAGAAATGTGTCTTCGCTCTCGTCGCTGTCATCGAAGTTTATTTCCACCAGTTCGGTATTGAAACGTGGCATAATCTTAAGCGTCTTCTCCTCGGGGACAACGCTCTCGGTGAGTTCCAACGTCGCGCTTAGATAGTCGCAGTCACCATCCATCTCATCCGGCTCCGGTGACTGTGAGTAGTGGGTAGCTATAGGCCTTCCTGACAGCCTCCTTAACGCGCACGGTCTTAACCTTAACCAGCGTGCTTCCGAACCGAAGCCCACTATGGTTGCCCATCTTCTGGATCAACTGGGCGTCGTAGAGCTTCCGGGTCTTCTCGGCTTCCTCGCCGTCGCGCTCGATGTCTTTGTACAGCGCTCGCTGTTCCAGAATGCCGGGGATGTCCTCATCGTTGGTCAGATCGATAATGCTGCCGTCGTGGTCTTCGAACATCGCTAAGATGGTCGCGGCGTCCTTCCCCCAGTTGATCGGGTAGGGCTCCTTGGCGGAAACCCGGCGCCAGAACTCCTGCGCGTGGAGTCGAAACGACTCAAAGAACTCTGGCACGAGCGGCACGTCGATGATCTCGACATCGAGGCCGTGGTCGCCGATGGTGATGGGGACGACGCACGCCCATTGTGCGCCCATCAAGGCCGCCTCGATGTTCGCCTGGATGGAGATCCAGGTCGGCAGCGCCGTCTCGCCGGTATCGCGATCTTTCCACTTGCGGAAGGCCTGCGGGCCGACCGACTTCACCTGAATGGCGCCGATGCCCTCGATATCTGGACGACGCGCTTGAAGGTCTGGGGTCGCGCCGATCCGCGCATCTGGGTCGCGGTAGTAAGCGCCGCTGGGTCCGACCGTCCAATCAGGCCGCTCCTCGCGGATGATGTCGGGCGCGATCCGCTCGATGACTTCGCCACGGCGGGCGAGCTTCGGGTTGATCAGCTTCTCCCGCGCGACGAGCCCAGAGTGGACTGCCCACTCCTGGTAGGCGGTCGTGTAGGGGTGGATGTCGTCGCCGTAGAGGCAAGCGGCGACGCTGGCGGTGATGTCCTGCTTCCGCCAGTCCAGCCACGTTTCCCGGCTCGTGATCTCGCGAGTTTCAATTGGCATTGACTTGCCGCTCCCAGTTCTTGACGCCTTCGAACACGACGCTGAGATCTTGCGTGTTGCGCCAGATCCCGCCCCGGTTTCTGAGGGCGACGGCCCAGCAGCCGTCCACGCGATAAATGTGAGGCACTAGCGGATACAGAGGGCGCTGGGTCCGAGTGTGCTGGAAGCGCCATTCTGTCATTGCCTCATCCGGCATCTTCGACCTCGACCGCCCGCATCGAGGCCATCCGGCGCAGTAGCTCGCAGGCGACGCCAAGCCGCTCGTAGCCTTTCTGCTCCAGGACATAGCTGACTACCTCGGCAAACCGCTCGACGCCGACTGCGTCGATGATGCTGCCGATGAGTTCTTCCCAATGCGTGCGGTCCAGCGGTGGCATGCGTCTCCCCTTCAGCAGTCGTTGACGATGATGGCTCCTGGCGGCACAGCGAAATCCGCCTGATAATGCTCGCAGAGTGGACGACCACCGTAGCCGCTGACGATTTCGGTCCCACATCCGTCGCAGCGCAAGAGATCACCCACCCAGATCTTGTAGGGCGTCCACTGATCTTCATCCTCGGCACCCGGTCGAGCATCGCGGGTAAGCGGCATCTGCTCCAAGGCGCGGATGCCGTTTCTGTAGGGTTTAAAGAAGCGCTTGCACTTCACGCAGATCGGCTTGGGCATCACGCCCTCCTGATCGTGATCGGGCGCTCCATGCCCCACAGGCGCAGCATCTCAATCAGCCAGCACCAGACGTGGCTGTCGTGCTGGTCGTAACCAAGCGCTTGGCGCGTCGCCATCGCGGCGCGCTCGTGTGAGCAAATCTCGGCCATGGTCATGCCGCTGGCACGAGCTTGAGGGCCTCGCCGCGCAGGCGCTCTAACTCCTGCACAGCCCCGCGCCCGTCTTTGACCGCCATGTCCATCAGGATCGGATAGCCGCTGTCGATGCTCTCCATGACTTCGGCCCGCGTCGCGGTGCGCCCCTTCGCCCACCAATCGACCCGGTCAGGCGGATCGAGCCGGAACAGGACGCCGTCGCCCGCCTTGAACGGCGTGGCCTTGCGCGTCTCGTAAAGACAGGTGGCGCCGGGGTTGCGGTCGATGCTGATGCCAGCGACGGTCGCTGTCTCGGGCATGTTCTTGGTGTTTCGCTTCTCGCGCGGTTTGGTGAGGAACGGACAGGCGCGGGCGGCGAACTCGGCGCAATCGCGGTGGCATGGCGGCTCGCTCGTCACCCGATTGATGACGCACATCGGGCCGATGACGAAGATGTGGTGAACGCCCATCTCGATGCCGCAGACCCAGCAGCGGTTTTTCGATACCGCTGTCCAGAGTTTCTTCGGCGAGATGACGCGGAAGTCTGGCTTGCCCTCGCCGGGCGGGCAGACCTTGCCATCCTCCATCCAAGCGACGAACCAGGGGACAGGATAGCCGCGCTCATCCTTGGGCAGGCGGGCGATGCGGGTTGGCATTGGAGGAAGATCAAGCATTTGAAGCCCTTTTGGTGAACTCGTAGACCTCGCGAATGTCGAGGCCAGGATCGACCTTGAGCATCTCGATCATCTTGCCCACCGGAATAATAACGTCGGTTTGCATGATCACTTCGAAGTGGCAACCAGGATGCGCCACGTCGAAGTCGCGCAGATGCTGCGTCCACGCCTGGACGAGATCGTCGGGTACGTCGCCCTGGGCCAGGATCTTCACTCTGCGTCCTCGATCCCTAGGGGCGGGGACAGCGAGCGCCGCCGCCCCGCCCCGTTGATCAGGCCACGATCACCGCCTCGACCGGGCGAGGGCGGCGACCGCCCGGTTGCGACCTGATATTGAGTCCTTGTCACTCAATCGACGTAGCAGAAAACGCGACATCGGGTCAAGCCGCCGTTGACGGCGCGCAGCACAATATGCGACAAGGAGCCACCATGCGTTTGGACCTTTATCTGGAAAAATCCAATACCCCTGTCGAGACGTTCGCCAGTGAGATCGGCGTCCACAGGACGAGTGTCTACAGATTTATCAAGGGCCTAGCGTTCCCCAGGCCGACGACCCTCCAACGCATCGCGGAGGTCACCAAGGGCAAGGTCACCGCGAACGACTTCATCTCGGTCATGCCAGAAGAGCGCCGCCGTCTCGTAGCTGTCGGCTGACCCATGATCATCGTCGGCATCGACATAGGCGTGTCCGGGGCTATTGCGGTCCTTTCAGATGGCGCCCTAGTCGAAGTCCACGACATGCCAATCCTCAGAGACGGACCCAAGAACCGGGCCTCCGTCAATGCGCCGCTCCTCGCGGAGATCATCGCCAATTCCCATGCCGACAAAGTCCTCATCGAGTGGGTGGGGGTGCGCCCAGGCGAGGGCGCTGTTGGGGCCTTCGCGTTCGGCCGGGCGCGCGGCGTCTGCGAGGGCGTCTGCGCCGGGCTCGCCGTGCCGGTTCAGTTCATCACCAGCCCGCAGTGGAAACGGATCCATGGCATTCCTCCAGGAAAGGACGGGGCCAAGGACGCTGCGCGCAGCAAGGCCATCGCGCGCTGGCCCGCGCTCGCTGACCAGTTTAAGCGGGTCAAGGATCATGGGCGGGCAGAAGCCGCGCTGATCGCCGCCGCCGGAAGCATATTGGAGGCGCGATGATGCGTGCATCATTTGTGTGCCCACGCTGCGGAGCCAAGAGCTTCAACACCCACGACATTGTCTATCGCTACTGCGGTCGCTGCCATGCTTTCGTTGACGATCCGCTGCCCAGCCCAGGCGTCCAGAAAGCAATGAAACGGTTTTGGGCGGCGCTTGCAAAGCGCCGAGAAGCGGAGCGATCCGCGCAATGACCGCCTTCGCAGCCATGAAGGGCGGCGAAGTCCTCGCCCACATCCACGGTATCCTGCTGAAGGTGGCGGCGGACAAACGAAGCTACCTGGAGCAGTCGGCGGCGATCGGCGGCGCTCCCGTCGCCGATGGCGAGCTTGCGGAGGTCAACGCGCTCGGCGCGGCGGCGGATGTCTTTCAGTTCGCGATAAGCGCGGGTCAGGAGGCGCGGATAAAGAACCGCGATCCCCCTGGGTGGCTAATGCATATGGCGGCGCAGGCGCGGGCCGCCCTTACCGCACCGAGTGAGGGAGACGAGCAGGGCTAGGTCAAATGGTCGCAGGATCGGGACAATGGAATGCCTGGACCGACCAAGCTCGCAACGCCGACATCCTCGCCGTCGCACAGCAGCACGGCTGTCGCCTCAAGAAAAACGGCACGGCCGAATGGGAAGGCCCATGCCCTATCTGCGGCGGGACCGATCGCTTCAGCATCAACACCAAGAAGCGGGTCTGCAACTGCCGACAATGCGGCCTCAAGGGAGATGTGGTCGCCTTTGTCGAGGGGGTCACTGGAGCCGCGTATCTTGAGGCGTGCGAGCGCATCAACGGCACGCCACGCCCCGACCGCTCGCGCGATGAGACACTGGAGCAACGCAACTCGCGGCTTGAGCGGAACGCCGCTCGCCTCTCGGCTCAGCAGCGGCGCGCAGATGAGGACCGCGCCGCCGAGGCGGCTAAAGCCAAACACACCGAGCAGATCATATCAGCCGTCCTTGACCGGGCTGTGCTGCTCCCTGGGACGCATGGCGAGGCCTATCTCAAGGCGCGCGGCCTGACCCCCAACCAGCGGCTCCTCGGCGACATTCGGTTCGTCGCCGATCTCGACTATTGGGGCGCGGGCGACAATGGCACCCGATCCATTATTCATCTCGCGACGCTGCCAGCGATCGTCGCCGTCATTAGGGACTTCAGCGGGAATATCATCGGCATTAGCCAGACGTATCTCGACCCGGTTGAGCCGCGCAAATGGACCCCGACCGGCTCACCGAGTAATTCCCCCACTAAAATTAGGGGGGAAAAAAAGGGGGGAATGATTCGCTTGGGGCGCATCAGTGCGACGCTGGCGATAGCCGAGGGCTGGGCCAATGCCCTGGCGTGGCATCAGCTAGGCCTCGGCCCCGAGGATGTCACCTTGGCCGCCGCCGTCGATCTCGGCAACCTCGCTGGCGGCGCCACAGGCTCATGCGATCATCCGGTCGCCAAAGACGCCGATGGGCGTAGGCTTAGGATCAAAAACGGCGCCCCCGACATGAAGGCGCCTGGAGTGATCCTGCCGCCAGAGATGGGGATCAAGAACATCATCCTCCTCGCTGATCGCGATAGCGAGAGCTACAGCACGGTGGCGCAGCTACGCACGGCGACCAACCGCTTCCTGGCCATGGGCATCGAGGTCGAGATCTCGTGGCCAGATCCGGGAACCGATTGGAATGATGTCCTGATCCGAGAGAAAGAGGTTGGGGATGGGCGCGCCGCTAGTCCTTGAGCATCCATCGCGCACCATCGAGAGCGCCGCAGACTTTCTGAAGCGCACCGACTGGATCTTCCAGCCTGCGATCAAGTCGCAGTTCGGCGCGATCAGCCTCGATCAACTGGATGACCAGGGCGAGCAATTCGACTGGCTGGTGAGCGGCTGGTTATCGTCGCGCGACCGCTCGGTCCTGGCGGGCGATAGCAAGGCGGGCAAGTCGTTCTTCGCCCTGGAGTTGGCGCTCTGCATTGCGTTCGGCCGCAACCTGTTTGGGCTGACGACAAAGCGGGGCGGGGTCATCTATCAAGTCGGCGAAGGGCTGCTGGGGTTCAAAAAGAGGTTGCGCGCGTGGCGCGCCTACTACGGCGTCGAGTACAGCCGCGAGGTGCCCTTCCGGCTGTTTCAACGCGGCATCGATATTTACAGGGATTTCGACCAAGTCGATGCACTGATCGAGGAGATCAAGGCGCACGCCGCGACCTTCGACGTTCCGCTGCGCCTCGTCGTCATCGACACGCTTGCCAAAGCCTCGATCGGAGCCGACGAAAACGCGGTCAAGGACATGGGCATCGTCATGCGCAACGTCGAGCGCATCAATGAGAAGACCGGCTGTCACGTCATGCTCGTTCACCACTTGACCAAGGGCGGGATCGTGCGCGGCTCGACCAGCGTCTACGCGGGCGTCGATCAGGTGCTGCTGCTCGACCGCGATGAGGCAACGAAGCTCCGCACGCTGACCTTGGACAAGCAGAAGGACGACGTGGATGGCATCAGCCTCACCTTCGAACTGGAGGATGTCGTGCTCGGCACCGACGAGGACGGCCGACAGGTGACCTCATGCGTGTGCATGGCAGTCTCCGAGAAAGACCGCATCCGCCGCGAGGAGGAGCTTCGCGGCATGCGGATGAGTGTCGCGCTGGAGGTGTTCGTCAAGGCGTTTTTCGAAGCCGAGAAGCGCTACGGCATGCCCATCCCGCCTGGGCTCGACGTGCCTCCGCACACTCGCAGCGTGGCCGCCTGGGAGGATGTCAAGCGGGTCTACGGCGACATGGCGCCGAGCGACGCCCTCACTCGCGAGGAGCTTACGACCGAGGAGCAGGAGAAGCGCGAGACAAAGCACTTTGAGATGCTGAAGAGCCGCCTGCGCCGGTTCCGCGAGGAATCGATCGCCCATGGCATCCTGCGGTTCGACACGTTGGACAACCGCGCCTACTGCTGGTGGACTGGGAAGCCGCTGCGTGCGTTCCCGCAGACCCAGCCGCAGCCGAAGCCTGACATCGACCCGGCCTACGCAGTGGAGTTCTGATGACCCCAGAACAGCTAGAGCGCCGCAACGCGGCGATCCGCAGGGCCTGGGACGATCCGCTGCGGCTCGCCCTAGCTCGCAAGCCAAATTCAAAACGGTCGTCCCAAGAGGCCTATAACGCCTACTATCGAGAGTACCGACGACGAAAGAGACAGGAGAGCATTGATGGCGAACGACCGTGACCCGAACTTCAACCCGGACTTCAACCCCAATCTGGAGCACCCGCCGATATCGCCGCCGGTCGAGGAGGTGATCCCGGAGCCGGTCGAGCCGCTTTACGACCGCAAGAAGTTCTTCGACGCGGTCAGGGCGAACCCGTTCGGCGGCAACCTGACCCAGAGCCAAGTCGATGGGATGGAGTATCTGCTTGAGATGTGGGAGGAGCACTTCGCTCCCAACAATCCGAACGACGGAACGATGTGGCTCGCCTACTGTCTGGCGACTGCTTATCACGAGACGGCAGCGACGATGCAGCCGATTGCGGAGTATGGGAAAGGAAGCGGCAAGTCCTACGGCGCACCGGCTGGCCCTTACGGCAATTGCTACTACGGTCGCGGTTACGTCCAGTTGACGTGGGAGGACAACTACAAGAAGGGCGAAAATATCCTCCGCGACAAGTACGCGCATCCGGCGTGCGAGATTCATCAATACCCCGACAAGCTGCTGGCGGAGGCCGAAGCTTCGGCTCTGATTCTATTCGATGGCTCGGTTTACGGCTGGTTCACGGGCGCGAGCCTGCAACAATATTTCAGTAAGGCGAAGGGCATCGAAGATGCCTACAACGCCCGCCGCGTGATCAATGGCACCGATAAGGCCGATTTGATCAAGGGCTACTACAACAATTTCAAGGCAGCGCTTGCATGAGCCCGTCTGATCTAGTCATTCCTCCTCCGATTCCTAAGCTATCGGATTATCCGGCTGCTATCGGCATTGTGGTAGCGATCATAGGAACGATTGTTTTATTGTTTGTAGCTGGTCGGTTCGATCCTAGTGGCGGCACGCTCACTATTTCTTTGTTGATTGTTCTTGCTTTTATCGGCGCGGTTATTTTTACCCTATTTTTCACCGTGCCAACTGACGAGATCACCGCAGCGGTGATTGGTGGATTAGTTGCGTCGTTCGGTGCAGTCGTCGCGTTTTGGTTGAGCAGAAAGTCGGAGCCACCGAAATGAGCACGCTTGGCATCATCCTCCTCATTCTTCTTGTTGTTGTTCTGCTCGGCGGGATTGGAGGGCCATATGTTGGTGCCCCCTACGGCTACGGTTTTGGTCACGGTGGTGTTGGGGTTGTTGGTGTGCTTATTATTGTACTTTTGGTTCTTCTGGTAATGAGAGTGATATGAGCGACCGAATCTACAAGAACGCGGACGGGATTCGGCGCACCCGGGACCGACAAGGCTGATCTTATTGCCGGTTACTATTGGGCCTTCAAAGCCGGGCTCGCGTGAGGTAAACCTAACCGCGCAGAGGGGCGCGCAGGAGCGCCCAATGGAAGCGCTCCTGGCGAGCGGTTACCCGGTCGGACTTGTCGTCGTCGCGACGGCGCTCATCGTGCTGGCGCTCTTGGCGGCGATGGCGTTCATCGGCAAGCGCGCCCCTGCCTTGGCGACGCCGACCGTGGTCATCAGCCTGTTCATGCTGATCACATTCATCGTCGTCGTTGTCTTCTCGACGCTGCGCGTCCTGCCCGAGTCAAAGACGAGCGAACTGCTGCTGGGCGCGCTGATCTCGACCTTTACGACCGTCGTCGTGTTCTGGTTCGGCCGTGGCGGCGATCCGCCCGGCGACAACCACTAGGCCCCTTTAGGCGAAAAGGTTGTCGAACCGGCCGTGCGTCTTGGCTGGGACTTCGTCCGCTGCGTCGTCTCTGACAAGGGCAACGCATTTCGTCCCGTCGCGCTTGATGCGCCAGCGTCGGTATCGGTGGGCGACGCCATCGGTGGCGGTAGCGATCACCACCTCGACGCGGTCGTCAGCCTCAGATGGCCGTGGTCCGAGTCCGGGGAGGTAGGATTTCCGCTTGATCATCCACGCCTCGCTTAGGAACGAGTAGCGGGTGATGCGATGCTGGCGGATCAACTGCCGCACTCCCTGCGCCGCGAAGTCCTTGGACTCGTCGCCGCAGAATGGTGTGGCGACCAAGATGTCGCCGTCGGGACCGCAAAGGTGGAAGAGCGGCAGTAGCTCATCCTGGCCGCTATCAACGAGGACATGTTGTGCGTGCGTTTCGGCTGCGTCGAGCAGCGCCGTGAGGGCATCAGCGTCTGAGTTCATTGGCAAGCAGTTCCTCTTCAAAAGCGCTGATGGCGCTGCGCACCTCTGAGGCGAAAGTCGCCACCAGCGTGGCGCGCAAGGTCACGGCGAGATAGGCGATTTGTATCTCCAGGTCAGCGACGCGCGCTGAGTCGCCGCGCAGGAGCGCAGCATCGCGCAGGCCGAGCAGTCGTTCCAGTTCGGTCATTTGGTCACCCAGGCGTAGAGGGTGAAGATCGCCACGAGGAGGATGACGATGGCGAGACTACGATCCATCGCCTGCTCCTTCCTTTGGTTCTCGCGCTTGATCGATGTCGCGGCCGACCAGGGCCTTGGCCTTGGAGAGCACGCCGAGCGCTTCGCCGATCGCGAAGGCGGTATCAGGCGATACACCATCGACATTGCGGTAGAGGGTCGCCACCTCGTCGTAGGCGCGCTGGAGCGTGGCGTGGATTTCAGGAAGGTCAGTCATCGCTTGTCTCCTGGCTTTGCGGGCGGTTGCCGGGCGTAGGCGCCGGTGCGGTTGAGAACGGCCCGGATCGTCGCCGGATTGACGCCATAGGAGCGCGCCAGCCCCATGATCGACCACTCTGGCGAGAGAAAGAGAACGCGGATTTCGTCCGCCTCCTCCGGGGTGAGGTCAGGCTTGCGGCTCACAACCGCACCACCTTGCCATTGTCCATGACGTGGGTGGCGAGCGCGTCGAGATCGTGCTCGATAGCTTCCAGCCACACGAGGCGCTGGCGGTGTTCCTCCATTGCCTCGCCAATGGGATCGAGGCGGTGCATGGGCGTAGCCAGTTGGGTGTAATAGTCGCGGCCATTCGGGGCACATTCGGCGAGCGCCTTGTGCGCCCCCTGCACCGCCTTGAGGGCGGCGTAGTAGCCGTCGAACAGCGCCTGAGCGTCGGTCCCGTTGATGTGGATCGTCGGCTTGCGCATCACTCGGCCTCGCTGTCTTCCCAGAGAATGAACTCCAGCGAGCGACGCGCGTCGTCCCATGAGAACGCGCCGTCTCGCATCAGGAGCTTGATCAGAGGTTCCTGTGGCGCGCCCTCCCAGACGTAGTCGAGCTTGTTCAGGATTGCGCGGGCGTCGTCCGCCAGCATCTTGGTGCGGTCGCGCTCCTCAAGGTCGCGCTTGGCGGCATCGAAAGGATCACTCATCGCGTCCCCTTCGCCCGGTAGGCCTTGCGCGCGTAGTCGAGCGCGCAGTGCAGCGTGCAGAACGGTTTGTAGCCGCCCCAGTAGCTCTCGCCGTCCCAGACTTCGCGGTAGAGGTGGAGCGTCGGCTCGTCGGTGTAGAAGCGCGGATCGGGTGCTTCCCGAGGGCGGAATGCAGCGCGCTTCTCCTGCTCCGCGATAAATTCCGCTTTAAGCGGGAGCCGACTCGCGGAGCCGGTTTTGACCACAATGCCGTTGCCGGTGTAGCGCGGCATCGGCTGGCCCTGGGGCCAGCGCACCTCTTCGGTGTGGAGGTCGCGCTTGCCATAGCTGGCGCCGCAATGGACGCAGACGGGGCGAGGGGCGGTCATGCCGCACCCCCTTTGATTGTCGCCAGCAATTCGGCCGGAATCTGCCGCTGATATTTGATCGCCAACACTCGGCCGTACTGGGCCTGCTTCGCGGTCAACGTCTCGCGGGATGCGAGGCTATGGCCGAAGTCAGTGTCGATCTTCGAAAAACCATAGCCATCGAGCGCCTGTGCGCCGTCGCATAGGCCAGCAACGATTTGCAGGGCCGTGTGGATGGCTGCGATCTGTTCCTGGGTCAATGCGCCGGGCTGCGCGCCGTTGCCGCCTACGGGCTTCTGTGGGGCCGCAGGAGGTGCGACAGGCGCGTCGAGGAGCTTGGGCGCTGCGAGCGCGCCGTCTGCGTCCTTGCTGTCCACCGCTGCGGAGATCACGTCCATCTTGTCCACGATGATCTGGGCCATCCGGCAGTCGAGCGAGCCGTCGAGCACGAGGTGCTGCACGAGGACCGAATCGGTCTGCCCGATGCGGTGGCAGCGATCCTCGGCCTGGGCGAGGTTGCCCGGCACCCAGTCAAGCTCGGCGAACACGACGTGGCTGGCTGCGGTGAGGGTGATGCCGACGCCTGCCGCCTGGATGCCGCCAATGAACACGCGGATGGCTTTGTCGTTCTGGAAGGCGTGGACCGCCGCATCGCGGTTCGGCAAGGTCATCCGGCCGTCGAACTTGACGACGCCGAACTCGGCCAGGGCCTCGGCAAGCTGGTCGATGACATCGTGGTGGTGGGCCATCACGACGATCTTCTGGCCATTCTCCAGGCAGTCGCGGACGTGGGCGACGACCTGATCGACCTTGGCCAGCGCGACCTCGTGGCGGACCTTCGAAGTCTCGGTGAAGGCGGCCATGTTGGCTTGGTTCAGTTCCTCGACGGCTTTCCGGTACGCGGCGGGATCATTCCAGGTCTTCGCCTCGTCGGCGCGAGCGCGCAGCGCGGTCAGCCGATCCTCGGTGGCGCGGACGACTTGCGTCTCGTGCTCGACGGCGGCCTTCTCAGCCGCACTCAGGGCTTGGAACGCGATCACCGAACGGCGCTTGGCCGGAAGCTCGGTCAGCACATCCGCCTTCATCCGGCGGACCATGATCGAAGCGCGGAGCTTGGCCTGAAGCTCATCGAGGTTGCTGGCGCCCGAAGTGTCCCAGCCAAACCGGCCCTGGCGGCCAGCGCAGTAGCGGATGGCGAAGCTCTTCCAGTTGGCGCCCAGGCCCTTGCGGTCGAGCGCATGGACCAGGGTCCAGAGTTCGATCGGCCGGTTCAGGACCGGCGTCCCGGTCAAGAACACGCGGCGCTTGGCGCGAATCGGGTTGACGACCTTCTTGGGATCTTGGTTCCACTTGCCGAGCACGATCGCGGTGCGATCGGCCTTGGGGTTCTTGAGGTAGTGCGCCTCGTCCACGACGAGCAAGTCCCAGACGACCGCGTCGATCTGGGCTCGGTACTTCTTGACCTGTTCGTAGTTGACGATGACGAGCCCACCGGGCTGGAACGAGCCGTTGGCGATCGAAACCTTGAGCGGCCGGGTCAGCCACTTCTTGGCCTCGCGCGACCAGTTAAGCTTGAGGGAGGCCGGGCAGATCACAAGCACGTTGGCGATCGTACGATCGGCGTTGATGATGCCCAGGGCCTGGATGGTCTTGCCGAGGCCCATCTCGTCGGCGATCAGCGTGTCGGTGCGCGCCTGGGCGTAGGCGACGCCGCCTAGCTGGTAGGGGAGATAAGCGAGGCCCTGCGGGGCAGGGACGGCGATGTCGGCGGCGGCCGCGCGGCTGGCGGCGATTGAGGCCTGTTCGCGGGCGAATTTGGCCTCGCGCTCGGCGTTGATGGCGGAAACAGCGGCCGCGTCGCCCTGCGCCAATTTGGCGGCGACATCGGCCTTGTCCGTCCACCAGACCTTGCGATCGGGGTTCCAGCGCGCCCCTGCGGCCTTGACGATGTCCTTGTCGGCGAACGCGCTACGGATGATCCAGCGGTCGCCTTCCTGCGCAACGGTGATGGTCATGTTGTCCTCGGTAGTGTGCCGAATGATTTAGGGCCGGGATTGACCCGGCCCTGTTGTCGCACCTCCTGCTACATCTGTCAAGCGATGCGGAGGCCGTCGTTGGCCATGCCTTCGACTAGCTGGCCGACGTAGCGGTGCTCGACCACGAGCGAGGCGCCCCACCACTGGGCGTCGTCCTGGACGTGGTCGGCGATCCAGTCGGTGGCCTCGGCAGTGCGAGGCGTGACGAGCCAGATCGTGCCCTGGTCGTTCAGTTCGATATCGACTTGGGGGGTTGCCATCACAGCCTCGCAATGCGCTTGAGAATGTTGATTTGGCGCTCACGCCGTTCGTCGCCGAGGTAGCCCGCGATGAAGGCGTCGCGCTCGTCTTGGGTTTCGAAAGCTGAGATCGCCGTATGTCGCACGGCGACCTCGGACGCGCCGTCGTGGAAGGCCTTGCGGCCCTCTTTGTGCGCGCGGACCATTGCCGCCTCGTCGTGGGTCATCACACACCCCACTTCGCGGCTTCGTAGGCGCGCTTGGAGGTGACGGGGTAGAAAGCCACCAGCGATTGCACCACGCCGTAGGCGAAGGAACGCTCGTAGTCGTTGTGCTCGCAGGACTGATAGTCGTAGCAATCCACTTGCTTGCGGATTGCGGTGGACGACAGCTTGGCGGGCGCGGTGAAGGTGTAGGCGTCGATATCCGCTGAATGGCCAGGAAGATCGCCGTCGCCATAGCGGGCTGCGACGCTCTTGACGTTCTCCCCCCAAAGCTGCCGCCCGAGCGCCGTTGGATCGCCGTAGTCGAGCCCCGCGTCGAGCGCGGCTTGAACCAGGACATCGATGTGGTTCTTGGAAACTACCCAGGCGCTCATCACACTTCCTCCGCTTCCATGGTTTCGTCGCAGTCGCCACAGGCGAGATTGGCGCCGGGCTTCGCCCAGGCGTTCTGGCCGCACTGCGGGCAGGAGTACTTGGTCTTGGAGGCGAGCTTCTTCTTGGCCTTGGCGAGGCCCTCGTTGCTCCACGCCTCGACGTAATCGATCTGGATGCCCTGCTTGAGGAGCGCGGCGCAGACGAGGTCGAACCGCCCGCCAGCATCGATCGTATGGCCAACCTTATTGCCGACTTCCTTGCCCGGCTGATCGACGCTGACCGGCTTGAGGCCGATCGCCTTCATCAGCGCGCCCCACTCTTTGTTGTGGTAGCCGCCCTTCGCTGGCTTGCCGAAATGGAACTGCTCCAGGTGGCACATCTCGTGCCCGAGAATTGACAGGATGTAGCGGGTATCGGTCGATTCGAAGTGGGAAGGATTGAGCGCGATCTCGTCGGTGTGGTGCTTGCCATCGCGGGTCTTGAAGCGCGCCCCGGCGAAGTAGCCGCCGCAATTGGCCTTGCGCTGGAGGGTGACGAGGCACGTCGGGAGCTTGCCAGCCCATAGCTCGGCGTTGAGGTAATCGTAGGCCTGGACGAAGCTGAGATAGGTCGTCTTGGTCGGGTCTTTCGCGATGACGGCGCGCGGCGCCGCCTCTTCGAAGCCGATGCGGTCGTGGGCCTTGGGCGCGACCGGCTCGGGCTGCGCCAGATCGGCGTTGAACACCCAGCTATCGGACGGCCCATCGCGCCAGTTGCTAAGGCCTGCCGCCGCCCGCTTGTCGTGCAATGCCTTGGTGCGCTTGTTCTTGGCGGCAACGAGGCTCGCGTACTCCGCCTTGTCGATCTCGATGGCCTTCAGGGCGCCCTTGAGGTTGCCGAACCCCATCGCGACGATGAGGCCGTCGCGCGCGGTCAGATCAGCGAACTGGTAGGTGCGGGCGGTGGTGCTGCGGAAGATGGTGAACTGGCCGTCTGTGGCCTTGAAGTAGCGGCTGGTCATTTGGATCGCTCCTTGGGACGCGAGAGGTCACGTCCGTACGATCCATGTAGCAGCTACTGCGACAATGTCAACAGGGGCGAGAGGTCAGTTGCGGCCGAAGCACGCATACTTGAGGACATCGGTCCCGGTCCCCGTAAACGTCAGCGTGACGACGTTGCTCACGGGCGCGCTCTCCGAAACCGAGTTGGCGTTCGCGGGCGTCGTCACGTCGGCGGTGAAGCAATCCGGCGAACTGACATACGATCCACTTAGGACCAAGGTGCCTGCGCCGCCAGAGAGCGTGATCCGGCCGGTCAGATCCTTGTTCGCCGACGAGCCGCTGCGCAGCGTAACCGCAGTGAAGTCGGGATTCGTCGGATCATTGGAGATCGCCATCGCCGGATACCAGCTTTGGCCAGTGATCGTCTCAGGCCCAATCGGAGAACCGTAGGTCTGATTCACCGTCCAATAGTTACCAGCACCGGCAGTGATTCTCGTGTTGGCGATAACACCCGTTCCCGCCAGCGTTTGGTTGATCCCCGGAGGCCCGTCGGTGACAGAGAAAAATGTCGATAACGCCTGCTCCCAGACGACGTTCGGGAACGCTCCCGTGCCCGGCTGCATCGACCCGCCGGGGGTCCAAGCTGGAGCATTAGTCCCGGTGAAAAGGGTGCTTGCCGTCATG